TTTTGGCGGAACAGGTCGCGCACCGCGCCGGCGTTGCTCTTGAGGTTATCGCGGAACCAGCGGTTGATCGACGGCGCGTCGGCCGGCCCGTGGAAATGCGCATGGAAATGCGCGTCGCCGGCGCCGCCTGACGCGATCATGCCTTGCAGTCCCTGCGAGATGTCCGCCGGCAGCACCATCTCGCGCGCGTGAAGCAGCGCCGGCGTCGCGCCGGCGAAGTTGGGCAAAGCCCAACCACCGGCCGCCGACGGCACGATGCCGCCGCGATCGAAGCTGAAGAGGCCGCCGAGCCACGAGAAGAGCCCGCTGCCGCCCGCTGCCGCGCCGGCCGCCGTCGCACCGCCGGCCAAGGAGGCGCCGGCGCTGGTGCCGGCAGCCGCCGTCGCGCCGGTGAGGGCTGCGGTCAATGCGGTCAAGGCGGTGGTAGAAGCCCCGAGCGCTGTCGTATTGGCGGTGACCGAGGCCGCCTGGGCAGTCGCGGAAGCGCCGCCGGCGCCGGCAAAGAGGCCTGTCCCGAACAATCCGCCCGGCTGGTTGACGCCGATCAGCGCGGTAAGTCCGGCGGCGAGTCCGCTCGCGCCGGTCGCCTGCGCCCCGCCGACCGCGCTCGATACCGCGCCGCCCGCAATGCCCGCCAAGCCCGAGGCGGCCCATTTCGCCGCCATCGATTCAATGCCTTCGAGGAACGAGGTCTCGACTTCCTGCACCATGCGCGTCATGCCTTTCGCCCAGGTCGCCTGACCGGTCAGGATTTGGTTGAAGCTGCGTTCCACCGAACCGCCGGCGCGATCGAAAGCTTGCTCGTAGGAGCGGGCGACCTGATCGGCTTGGCGACGCGCTGCGTCCGCCAGGCGGCGGTAATCCTCGCTCGCCTGCGCGACATAGCGCGCGTCGAGTTGCTGCATCGCGGTAACCGCGGCCTGTCGATCTTCGACCGCGGCCTGGTCGTTCTCCCGGACCGCGTCGAGCCGTTCCTCTTCCTGGGTAAAGATCTGCGCCGTGTAGTCGATGTCGTAGCCGAGCGCCTGCTGCAGGCTGAGCTGCTTACTGTCGACGAGGACCTGCATACCGTTCTTGAAGGCTTCGGTGTAGGAGCCCTGAAGCTGCTGCATCGCCTGCGCCGCCTGAAGCGCATGCCGGGCCATGCCCTGCGCCATCTGCTGCTGCAGCTGCGCCGCCCGAGCGGAGGCGTCGCCGATCGCGGCGATGGGTGCGGCGAGCCCGCCCAATCCGGCCGTCAGCTCTTTGACCTGATCGGTGCCGTCGCCGGTATCGACGCCGATCTTGATCTGGACAGTATCCGCCATAGATCCTCCGCGCGCCGAGCGGGTTGCCCACGCGTTTTCGAAAAGGGCCCCCGCCGCGAGGCGATGTCAGGCTGATGTCGCCGTCTTGGCGGCGGTCATTCCATGTCGATAAAGCTAACGCCGCCCCGGTTACGGCTTCGGTAGGGAAAATCCGGTGTCCCGTTCCATTCGACGCGGCGGTGCAAGCTGAACATCACGCCGCAAAACGGCACCTTGTCGGTATCGACGATCATCTTGGTGCGGTTGACGATGTCGTTCTTCGGAACCTCTGTCTTTACGATCTCGCGCGGCTTCAGACTGTTTTCGTAGAACCGGTAAAGCGCCAGCCTGTCCAGCCCGGGGCAATTTTTGCCGGACAGCACCGACACGGCATCGTAGAGAAAGGTCCGGTCGTATTCCGAGGCGGTGTGGGCCATGTCCGGGTCTTCCGGCAACATCACCTCGGCTTTCACCACCTGGTCGTTCGGCGCCGGCGACGCCAGCGTCAGCACAATCGAGATCATCTCGTGACGGCCGGGGACCGCCGCATCGATCGCGATCTTGCGGTGCGCGGTACGGCCATTGACGTCGAGCTCGTTGCGCTTGGCGATCTGCGGCGCGACGAGTTTCATGTCGAACCACAGCGTCGAACCCAGCGCGATCATGCACGGCCGCAGATCGTTGTGCAGGCAGCCGGCACGCTTGTCTTCCGGCGTGATGGCCTGGGTCGGCGACGCGGCGCTCGCCTGCCCCGCCCACACGGCAAGGGCCGTCGCAGTCACCGCCAACACCCGCATCCGCGCCTCCCCGCGTACCGTTCCGCGTCGAGGCTACAATCGCTCGGGCCGCTTCGCCAAATGCGCGCGATTGCGAGCGCGCAGTTTTTCGATGTCGAGCACCGGTGCCGGCATGCCGATATCGCCATCCGACAACGCCACGGCGAGACCGGGCGGCGCCATCGCCACGATATCGGAGAGCACGGGCGCCGCGTCGGCGGCCGGCTTCCAGCCGAGCATCCGCGCGATCGACTGCAGCATCAGATGCACGGGAGGGTTCTCGGTCCAGTAGGCGAAAATCTCCCCCGCTTCGGCGACGGTCATGCCGTCGATCGCCGCGTAGGGATACGAGCAGCCGGTGGCGAGAGCGCCGTAGATCGCCGCTAAACGGCCGCGGCAACCGGCGCCGGTATTTGTTCCGCGCTCGCCACCGGCACTGCTTCCCCCGAACGGGTGTCCTCGGGACGGCGCAACCCGGCGACGGTGAGGACCATGGCGACCGCTTCGGTCACCTCGTCCATTGTCGCGTCGAGTTCCAGCACCGCGTCAAGGGTCAGACCGGGGTGGGCCCGAACCAGCCCGGCCTGAATGACCCGCGCCGCCGCGTCGATCACCGCTCCGCCGGTTTTGCCCGACAAATCGTCGAGCGCGTCGAGCAGGGCGCGCAACTGTCCGAGCCGCAACGGCTCGATCGTAAACTTTCGGCCTCCGAGATGGATGGTCGCTTCGGTCATTCGCGCCTCACTCCTTCGCTCCCGGGTCATTCCAGCGTGCTCAACGTGCCGATCGTGCCGGTGGCGTCGGCGAAGGCGCTGAAGTCGAATTCCTGGATCTCGTAATCGTCGGTCTTGGTCGGTAGCGACAACTTGGTCGCGGTGCAGGCGTTCAGCACCAAGGCGAGGCCGGCCGGCACCCCAAGCGTCGATTTTTGCGTGTAGAACGACGCCTTGAAGGTCGGCGTGAAACCCATCAGCTGGTTGGTGACGACCAGCTTCCTGCCCGACGCGGTCGGCGCATAGAGATACGAGACCTGAAGCACCGCGCTCGCATCGGCCGCGCTGAACGTATAGACGCCGGTGGACGCATTGACCGAGTACTGGCCGGCGGCGGATGGCGTCGTCACCCGGGTAAAGCGTCCGCCGGCATTGGCGCCGCCGGCGTAGAAGACGCCGAGATCGTCGGAGAAAATCGCGGCATTGGCGACTGTTACCGCATAGGGCGTCGTCGCCGGCACGCTCGCCGCCTCGTTCTCGGAGATGGTGAGCTGGCCGGTCGCCGGCGTCTGGCCGAAGAACAGATCGCCGTAGATCGCGCCGCAGATGCGCGCGAACTTTGCCTTGCCGGTGATCTTGCCCTGGCCGCGGGCGATGTCGACCGGGAACTGGAACTGTCCCCAAAGTTCCTTGGTCTGCCAGTCCCAGTCGATCTGCACGTCCTGCAGGATGCCGAACTGGTCGGGGCCGATGCCCGAGCCGGTGACATCGGTGCGGTTGCCCCACAGCGCCCCGGCGCCAAAAGCGAGCTGCATGTCAGTTCTCCTCCCACTTGGGGTTGGCAAGGCGCCGCTTCAGCTCTTCCTTGGCGGCGAAAGCGTGGTTCCAGGCGGCCGTCGAGGCGGCCACCGGCGAGCCCGGGAAGTGATCGTTCCACCAGCGCTCGACGAGCGCCCGAGGGCTGTCGGGCCGGTTGTCCGGGGGCTCATCCGGCACAAGCTCCGGCATCGCCGCTGGGGACGAAGCGGTGTCGTTCATTGTGAACTCCGTTGGCTAAACGCAGAGGATTTCGAGCGGCACGATCGCGACCGCCTGGTCGCCGAGGACGCCTTCGTCGGTTTCGATCTTGCCGCTGATGTAGGCATGCTGGACCATCGCCGGCAGACCGAGATCTTGGATGCCGGTGGTCGCCGTTGGCGCCAGCGCGGTTTCAACCGCGTCGAGCAGCGGGTTCAACACCGTCGCCGGCGCCAGATACGGGTCGCTCGAATGCGCGTAGACATAAATATCGACGGCGAGCGTCCACACCGTCGGCGCGCCCAAAATCTTGACGCTTGCCAGCTCGGTTTTCTGCGCCAAGAACAGCGCCGGCTGCTCGGCCGGCGAAACATCGCTCCAGTGCCGCAGGCGCCGGTCGATGACGGCGAAATCCGCCGCCGTCTCGAGCAGCCCGAAGAGCGCCGCGTAGATCAGCTCGCGCGATATCATGCTTGCACCGCCTCGAACGCCGCCCGTGCGAGCGCGGCACGGATATCGGGCGCGGTTTCCTCGAGCGCCGAGCGCATGAACGAACGCTCGGGCATCGTCACCGCCGGCAGTTGCACCCGCTTGAGGAAGCGCTGCTGCCCGCGCCACGGAAAGGCCAGCGCCCGGGCGCTTTGCGGCAGGATCTCGCGGGCGGGAATGACGCCGCCATATTCGTGGATCGCCGCGTACGGCGCATCGCTGCTGACCGTCGCGCCGATCGCGAGGCCGTTGCGCTCGACAGCGACGGCGATGCTGCCCGCGAGCCGGCCGCTCCGCTGCTGCAGCACCTCGCCCGAAAGCTTGCGTTCCACCCGGTCGCGCAGCACGCCCCCTAGCCGTTCGACCTCCTGGGCAAGCCGTTGGGCGAGCGTCTGCGGCAACGCGCCGAGCCGATCGGTCAGCGCGCCGAGCCCGTCGATCGAGGCGGTAATCACAGCGCCGCCGCCATCGTCGCCGGGTCGGTCGCGGTCGGCGCCAGCACACGGGCAAAGCCCGCAGCCGGCGCCACCGCGCGGTATTGCGATAAGAGCGTCTTCACGTCGTCGCTCATGTCCTTTTGCGAGAAGGTCACGGTCTCGCCGCTCATCAGCGCCTTCGACACCTCGCCGATGCGGGCGCGCTCGCGGTAGCGCTGGCAGACCAGCTCGATGCAGGCCTGCGCGAGATCGGCCGGCACGCTCGCATAGCCCGCGGTATAGGTGACGGCCACGTTCTGGGCGCGCCGGCTGAACGCATAGCCGCGCAACGCGAGTTCGGTCGGGCTGAAGACGTAACCCGCGCCGAACCCGCCGCCGGCGAGCGCCGGCGGGATGATCAGTCCGTCGATCGACAGCGACAACACCGCACTGACCGGAAAATTGGCGAAGACTAAGCGCTGTCCGCCGTCGCCGTCGCGGATTTCGATCCAATCGCCGATCGCGATCTGCCGCTGCAGCCAGGTTTGGATGAACTGGCTCGCCGCCGTGATCAGGCGCGTCAACAGCGCGTTGTCGACAGTGGGAAACGGGTTCTGTCCGGTCTGCAGCCACGCCGTGACATCGCCCAAGCTGGTCAAATCGCCGAAGGGCATTCTAATTTCTCCAAGTGTCATTGCGAGGAGCCGCGAGGCGACGAAGCAATCTCTTGCCAGGTTGGCCAAAAGGTTGATCGAGATTGCTTAACTGCGCTCGCAATGACGCGGGTTGCGTCAGCCGTTGCCGATATTGGTGATGACGCCCATCGCAAACGGGGCATAGACCGCGAGCACCTCTTCGGCGTAGACGCCGACCTGGCGCTGGCGGGTCACCACCGGCCAGTCGATCTGGTAGTAGTCCTGGCGCGTCTTGACTTCGGCGACGTTCGGCACGTCGTTCGACTGGTATTGCACCGGCAGGTTCTCGGCCCAGCCGATGATGGTGCCCGGCGGCACGCGCGGGTGGATGCGGATCGGGATGCGCAGACCGCCATTGAGGGCGAACGGGTTGAAGTAGAACGACACCGCACCCGCGGCTGCGAGGTCGTAGGCGTTGCCGTCGCCCGTGACCTCGTAGCGCAGCAAGGGGCCCGACGCGTTCGAGAGCACCTTGGCGGTGATGTTCTTCAACTCCTGCACGTTGACGTAGAGCACGGTCGGCGAGAGCTGATAGTTGTTCCACATCGTCTGGAACATCGTATCGATCTCGACGACAGACCCGCGCCCGGAGGAGGTCAGCGGCGTGCCGATGCCGGCCGTGCCGGTCGCCATCGTCGCGATATAAGCATTGGAGCCGGACTTGAACGCCGCAGTCAGCAACCCGTCATAGGCCAGGTTGGGATTGGCCGAATTGTCGGCGGTGATCGCGGTCGCCGCCTGCATGCCGCTGGCGAGCGGCGCGGAGAAACTGGCGCTGTTGATCGTTGTGGTCGCCTGCAAGGTCTCCGATCCGGCGGTGCCGACATACCAGGCATAGCCGACCGCACCCTGGATCGCGGTAACGCTGGCGAAGAGCGTCTGGCCCAGCGTCACGGCCTGCGTCGCATTGGCGCTCTTGTTCGACGAACCGCCCGACAGCGTGAAGCTCTTGCCGTCGGCGCCGGTGATCGGCTTGGTCGTGGCGATGCCGCCCGCCAGGTTCGAATTCTGGTAGCCCTCGAGGGTCAATGCGACGACGATCACCGAATAGGTCGCCGCCGGCAGCGTCGCGCCGCTGCCCGAGGCCGACAAGACCGGCGTCGCCGGCGTGCCGAGGGTCAGCGAAGCGTTGCCGCCAAGGATCGCCATCTCCTCCTTCAGCATCATCTTCTGCAGCAGGCGGAAGGTCATGCGCGCCTGGATGTCCTCGAAGTCGCGGCCGGCGCTGATCGCTTCGTAGGTCGCCGCGTCCTCCTCCCCGATGGTGACGTAAGTTGCCGATTTCGACGCCGTCGCGTACGACATCTGGCCCGAGCGCTGGCCTTCCGGAACCCAGCCCATCGCATCGAAGCCGGAACCGATCAGCGCCGTCACCTGGCGCCAGTTGGTCGCCGTACCGGTACCGCCGCCGACGCGCGGGATCACGTTCCTGATCGGCGTCACGAACGGGTAGAGGTTCTTCGCCGGCGCCTGCAAATCGAAGGCGACCAGCCCGGTGCCGGTCGAGATCGTCTTGGTGATCCGGTCGTCGGGAGAGCGCAGCGCGCCCTTGACCAAATCGAGTGTGTCTTGTGTCGGGTTCATCGGGTCATTTCCCTCCGCTCGGGCAATAAAAAACCCGGCGCGAGCCGGGCCGGGTTAAAACCAAAAACCTGGATTTAGGATCAGCGCCGGCCGAATGGCCGTATCGGGTTGGCGTGGGCGGCTTTGATCAGCGCCAGGGTGCGCTCCTCGTCGCTCATCCGCGCCAGCGCGGTGACGACATCGCCAGGCGATACACTGGAATAGAGGCCATCCTCGCCTTTAGAAATGCCACCGGCGGTGCGCGCCACCGTCAGCGGCGGCAGCGGCACGGCGGCGATCTCCTCAACCCGCCTGGCGAGCGCGTCGAGGCGCGGCAGGACCTCGCCGGCGAAGGCTTTCATCAGATCGCCGGCGCCCGCCGCCCGATCGACATCATCTTCCGCGTCGCCCTCCCCGTCCGCGGCGTCATCGACAAAACCGTCGCATTTGGCGCCGGCGCGGCACAGCGCGTCGTGCGCTGCCTTGAGGTGGCCGGGCACGGTGTTCGGATGCCGCGCCGTCGCCGTCGCCGCCTTGCAGCTATCGCCATCCGTCATCGCCTTGAGGCAATCGTGGACATGGTCGAGCGCCGCCTGGCCGCTGAGCGTCATGGGCTTGTCCTCGGGTGCTGCGGTGGGGGGTCCCGCCGGGTCGATCTCGGCCTTCCACGCCGCGACGATCCGCGATCTGATCCGATCGAGTTCGCCGGCGGTATAAAGCGCCGCGTTTTTGGCGATGTGGATAAAGGCCCAGGCGGCGCGGATGTGACGCTCGCTGTCGAGCGGGTAGCGCTTCCTGCCGTCCGCCTGATAGCCCGGATCGGCGTACTCGATGTGTTGTCCCCCATCCCCTCCCCGCCCTCCGACTTCCAGCAGTCGAACACCGCTTCGGGATTGGCCGGGCGGTCGACCAGGCTGATCTCGGTGAGGGTCAGCGCGGTGATGATATTGCGGTCGCGGGCATCCCGCGCGCGGACCTTGCCGCCGACCGAAAAACCCTTGTAGACGCCGCCTGTCACCTTGTCCCAGGCGCGCGGGTCGACGATACGGGCGCCGACATAGAGCCCCTTGTCGTCGACGGACGCTTCCTCGGCGACGCCGACCGCCGACATCTGGTGCATCTCGCGGATATTGGCGAATTTCAGGTAATCGGCGAGCGCCGCGCCGAGCGCATCGCGGGTGATGATCTCGCCCTGGTCGTCCTCAGCGTCGGTCGAGGCGTAGCCCCAGACCATCCGCTGCTCGGCGTCGACCTTGGCGATCGGAGCGTAAAAGCGCATCGCTGTCTGTTCCTTCGGATGATTTCGATTCGTCATCGCCGAGTGAAGTCCGGTCATCCCAGAGAATTTTTTGGGACGCGCCGAATAAGTCCCGGAATGACGGAAAAACCGGTGCCGTCCGTTACCTACCGTGGCGCCCAGAAGTCGTCCTGCGCGGTGATCCTCGGCGCGCAAATTGTGCCTTCATCGACTGTCGTCACCAAAAGACCAGGCTTGCCCCACTGGGATTAGCGTCGCGGACATAGATATCGAGGATCTTGGCCTGCTCGGCCGGGTCGCCCGGCCGAAGTTCGCCCCACGCGAATTCGAGGTCCGCGTGACCTATCAGCTGCTGGATCACGTGGTCGGCCAGCCGCTTCACCCACCGCATCAGCGGCGCCAGCCCCTCGGCTTCGGCCGCGTCCTGCGAGGTCTGGGCGGTGGCGCGGTTGAGCTGGCGGGTGAACGGCGTTGGCGGCAGCGAGAACGCATAGCACACGATGCGCGCCAGCCACTCGTCAAAATCGTCCTTGTAGGG